GCAGTTATGAATATACCCGCTTCTGAGCCTGTAGGGATGATTTGAAATGTCTGCGCGATTGGATCTGAACAAGAGTCTGAAGAGCCTGCGCCCGCATGTTCTCCACTACCTTCCCCGCCACCCCACCATCCGCCACTATCTACTTCAACATTTTCTATAGGGGGTGGCTCTACAGTAACAAATACCGTTTCAATCACCGTATTTGTTACGAATACCGTATTTTCTACGAATACCGTATTTGTTACGAATACTGTATTTGTTACGAATACTTCTACGAATACTGTATTTGTTACGAATACCGTATTTGTTACGAATACGGTATTTTCTACGAATACTGTATTTGTTACGAATACTGTATTTTCTACGAATACTGTATTTGTTACGAATACTGTATTTTCTACGTATACTGTATTTGTTACAATTACTGGATCCGTTGTAAGGAGCGAAGAAGTGCTTGCAGACTGACTACTTATATTTTGTGTTTGCTGTGTTCGAGTCTGTCTAATTGTAGGGTTAGTAACATTCATACCTATATTAGCTTTACTAATAGAAATGTTACTGCCTGTATAAGGTGCCGTGGCATGAGATGATATTGCGGCTGAACCTGTAGTGAGATTGTCGATATCTAATAGTCTGAAGATTCTATCGCCGGTCTTGAACGTGTTGGGGGGGATATAAAATATACCGTAAAGTGTGCCGTTACTATCGGAAGTTAGTGCACTACCACGGGTACCGACATCTCTAAGGGATGAATTAGAAGACAGGCAGTTGTTTGAGACTGGGGTGTCGTCAAAAAATGGATAAAATCTAGTAGAAGGCTTTAGACCTGTAGCGGTAAACGCAACTCTTCTAGAACGAAGAAAAGGTTGTACTGATATGTCTTGTACTACCTGCCCGAAGCTATAAGCCTGAGATGAAGTGTTAAACGAAGTATTAATAACATCTCTTACTTGAGTTGAATTTGTAATGGTAATATTAGTAGTCGTATCAAGAACACCACCCGTTACGCGCGCACTAGTATTAGATGTAGTGGTTGAAATATCAGTATTAACAGTATTCCAGTTACCAAATACCGTATTGAAGAAACCACCATTAGCAAGTGCTAGTATAGGTGCAGCTAAATCTAGCTCTAGGTTAACAGCCGGGTTTTGATTAATATCCGGTACATGGTCACCGTCAGGTGTAAGTGTAATCTCACCCTTCCACACATAAACTATTGACTCTGCACAGTTTCTTACTTTAGCGGCAAAAGGCTGAGTAATGAAAGGTGTATTGGTGTGGCTTAATAGAATATTTTTGCCGCGGCGGGTAGTATTTACTAGGTATTTCTCTGTTAGTGGAATATAATTAGTATTAAACTTAGCTCTTAAGATGCCCTTCTTAGTATCAAGTGCAGCTTTAAATTCAGAGCTGGCAGTATCTGATATCTTAAGATCGTTGAAGGAATCAACAAAAATACCGTTTTTAAATCTATTATTGCCAGCACTATCGGTAATCAGTAAGTTTTGTGTGTCTTGTTCAAGTGCTGAAAGAATAGTATAATACTCTAAATTCTTTACTCTCTGCTCAATTACCCCAACGTCGCGCATGGTATATCTACGCTGTTGAAGTAGGGTAGTAGTGATGAGATAATCGTAACGATTATAAACTTTAGCTTGTTCTTGCGTAAGGGAAGGAAACGGAGGTATATTAATAATACCTAGCGTCATAGCTCCATTTTGGTCTTTAGGTGCTGTTGGCGTTACGCTAGGTACGCCATTTATAATACTAATTCTACCCTCCGGAGAAATAACTACTTTATCAATTCTACCTAGATTGTAGTTGTAGTCTAACTGAATGGTAGTATCTGGTGTAGGTACGGTAATGGTTGTTGTATCAAAAGTAATAGAGTTAGCAGGATTAACAGTAGCTGTAGTATTAGATGTAGCGTCCACATTGGCTGTATTACTAAGCTGCGGTCTAAAATCAATATAGTCTCTTAGATCGACAACTTCACCTGACTGAAGTGTGTGTACTGGGATATCAGCTGTGGTAATAGCTGTTGTGTTGGCGGTATTAGCATTATCAATTACGTAAGAGTCAACAGTAAAGAATCCACTACCTGTTGAGGTGTCTGCTTTAAAGCAGTCTACCTGTACTAGTAGCCTATCGTCAGCACCTACAGTATGTCCGCTACCTGGCTTGATCTTTAATGCGGAATGACCGTAATAAGAACCTCTTTGACCAGTATCAAGAATAAATTTATTAATATTATTTACGTTAGTATTTGAGAAAGTAGTACCTTGATATACAGCGCGTAGTCTATACACATCGGGTATACCTAAAGGCCAAGGACCTACAGTATTTGCAAAGTGAGTATTAGCTTGAATACCCACTAATATATTCTTTTTGACATTCTTCCTGGTAGGTACGGCGCTCTGTCTAGTAACGTTATAGAATACCTCGGCGGTAAAGTTATTTGCAATACCTACATTAATAGTAGCTGTCTCGGTAGTTACTGTTGCGTTGGCACTACCGTTCTTAAGACTAATAGGCTTACCTTTACTGATACTGGAAGCACCTGTATTAGCTGTGGGAATAATAATAAAATTATCTTCTTGTGCTGTTGATATAGGGCTACCCGTATCTGTAAATACCGTACTTGTACCGTCTGGACTAAAACTAGCCACGCCAGCTGTAAAAGTAACTTGCTTGGACTGCCTGGCAGTATAACTTCTATTACTTGTATTTACAGCCGCGGCACTACCTAGAGGAAATAGTAGTCTGTCTAGGTTAGCATCTACTAGTTGAGCTTGACCACCAGAGAGCACAACATCTGCTAGACCGTTGGCTGTTGCATGTTGTACGAAAACACTCTTAACATCTTTAAAGTTATACCCGCTGGCCATATTAATATCGTATAGGTATAACTTATACTGCGCGGCGGCGGTACCGGGTGTACCTGTATCATAATCAATTGATCGAATAAAGGCTGTGCCTAGAGTATTAGCGGGCGGTGTTGTACTGGAAAATAGACCGCCATTAATAGCATTAGCAGCTGCATTACATAGATTAACTCGTACAAAACTCTCAGTATCAAACACCCCCACAAATTGATTGACGAGTACATAATTACCATAACCTGCGCCTATCACCTGATCATCCACAAATGCAACATTAATACCCTTCCTAATAGGAATACTCTTTTTATTGGCGAATGAAATACGATAACCATGCACGTACCCTAGTCCCCTATCGATAGTGAGGTTGTTATAGTCGGTATAGTTAGGGTTAGGCTCTACACCAAGCTCAAAAGGATCAATAATATAATTACCGCTCTCTTCAAACGTTCTCCTTGCGAGTTGCTTACCTAAGGCGGCATATTCAGGTTCTGTGCGAATTACTACAGGTACGCCTCGTTCAAACTCAACTATTGAGAAGAAATTAGTTGTATTAGATGTGGTAGCGTTTGTGCTTGTATTATCAGATGCTCTTATTACTAAGTTTGCATTTAACTGTAATCTATTAGCACCAGGTGCGTTAAAATTAGGTGCACCGAAAGCATTATCTAATAAACCTTCATTACTATCAGCTGTAACAATAACTTCAGAAGTTTTAAAACCTACAGAAATATTATTAGGTCGATTATTATACTTGGTAACGATTACGTCTTGTGATGGTACTCTAATAAAAAAGCCTTTTTGAAAAACTACACCATCGGATACACCTACGGAATATCCTAGTCCAACTGCATTTACTGAGCTGTTACTAACTGTTACAGTACCGTATAAAGTATTAGCGGCGGTTCTAACCTGTACCGCCTGGGATGGGTCGTATTTTTTCTGTAGGATGCCGTTTGCATACGTGCCGGAATTAATATACTTAATATAAAGAGTATTTAAGTCTGGAGCAGCTGCTTCGAAGCCATCTATAGCATTAATGACGATAGCTTCTAGGTTAGTAGATGGTGATAATAGTTTCTTACCAATAAATCCAGATATACTGCTTATAGCGGACCCATTACTATAATTATCAAGAATTTTAATGTAGTCGAGGGACGAATCAAATCTTATAGCGCACCCTTCAATAATGGAACCCTCGATAAAAATATGCCGACCAAACTTTTCTACCTGGTCTTGTAGTATAGTCTGCATCTGTGTAAGCTCACGCGCCTGTACAGCTGTCGACGGCCTAAACAATACTCTATAGAAGTTATTATTAGCGTCAAAATCATCATAGTATGGAGGAGCGTTGAGATTAGTTTCTAAAGGCATCATTACCCTCTAAGGTCTAAAACTTTATTACAAGATTAACAGCTTCTCTACTTATATCGGTTCGAGTAACTGGAGATATGTTCTCAGTATATAGTACAGATCCTGTATCACGAACTAGTAAAGGACGTACTATAGTGTTCTGTGTAGCACTATATCCTGTGGCACCAGACGTTAACCCTAGATAGTAATTGTTGGAACTTGCTACCAATAATCCGTCTACGTCTGCTAGTAGCAATACTTTTCTTGTTTTGTCTATAGTCGCTGTGGCACCAGAGGTACCTCCGGAGATACTACTTGTATTAGTGAACGCACCTTTTACGTTGGTAAGTTTTAAATACGTACTATTCGCACCTATTACTACACCGTTAGCAGAAGTACTTTGGCTTACTAATTCATTTACCGTAAATGTACCAGATACTCCACTAATAGTGAGGTCAATATCATTATTGGCACTGTATACTAGCGCAGATCCAAATTTAGTTCCTATAGAAGTGAGCATGTCAATTTCTTCGTTATCGACGAATATACCTATATTCTGCGATAAAGATAATCTAGCTAACTGATTGAAGTAATCAAATGTTAGGGGCTTGATATTATTAGCTGTATTAATAGCTGTTACATTTGCATATGCATTAGAAGCTGAGTCAAATACGATAAATCCATTACCAAAAGTACCCGACACATTAGTGAGTCTAATGGTTGATGAATTAGCAGTTACTAGATTACCAGCTGCTTCAGTACCTTCCTGCACTATAAAGCTATTTGACTGTGCTGTAAATCGATTCACGTTTACATTGGCAATAATTGATGTCTTTTCACTGCTTAAACCAATCACAGTAAGGTTAGCTGCAGTTTTATCAAACGAGCCCTTTACCTGATTAAGCTCTACAAATGATGTATTGGAGTAAACTACTACACCTGTAGCTATATTGGCTTGATATACTACTTCGCCAACATCAAACGTGTTAGCACCTGTAAGATTTATTCTTGATCGGTCATAACTAGAAACTGATAGAAATACATCATTAAAAAGTGGATTCTTAATTATACCTACAGTCCTAAATTTCCCAGTACCGGGTAAATTATAACTCTCCGT